TTGATCGCGACTACCTTGCCTCCACCACTGTCACCTCGCGTTATGATGAAATACCGCGCCCCGGCCTCTGTTGCTGGACTCCCTGAGTAGAGTGCCCCGGCGGCATGAGTGACAAGCTGGTCAATTACCGTAGCATCGGCATGGCGCTCGTCGTTAGTTCCAAACTGGCGGATGTTCGCGCTGGTAAATGCAGTAAAAGGGGCAACCGGGCGGCAACTAACGCTGCCATTCTCGCCTTCCCACTTCCGATCCAAAGTAAGAGAAGTAGTGCCTCCGCCGCTCAAAACCCTATAGCAGGTCCATCGCTGGCTAGGGAAGCCGCCAGCCGTAGCGTCCTGGCAAAGAATCAAATAGTCATTCAACCAATTTGTCGAGGGAGCGGTGACGCTTGCTGAATCATTCGCGAAGGTAAGGGACTCGTCCGCGAATGCAGGCGAATAAACTGGCTGGACTAAGCCCGTAGTTTTGCTTCTGAGTTCCAAAGCATACCACGGAGAGGCAATGATAGGACGGGAGCCGTCCACATCAATGATCCAAAACCACGGCAAGGAACCAATCGTAGAACCTGCGGCTTTATTACCCTTCGATGACCACCATTCGCCATCTTTGACTTGGGTATTGAAGCCACCGCGCATGGCAACTTGACCACCCCCGGAATCTTCCGCATAGCGGCGTCCATCGAGAGAAGTCAGAGGCGAAATGCGTACCGAACTCCTCATATCGTAATCTCTTCGCCCCAGAGGATGCCAGAGACGCGAATTACTCCGCTCCCTATCGTCTGGTTAGACCCCAATCGTAGGGTTCTGTCCTTGCCTGAGAGCATCTCTCCACCAACCAAGGTGAAAGTCTCTGTCGGGTCACGCAGCAATGTATTGGTTCTGTCATCTGGCCCGAAGGCACAGACCACATCGACGCACCCACCCGTAAGGTCCGAATCGAGCAACATCAGGAAATCTGCACCTGCTGCTGCCAACTCTGTCGTTACGATTGCCCCAAGATGGCCGCCCTTGAGTACAATCCTGTGCCCTACTGTAGGAACCCACAGGTTGAGCATATTGCCGCTAGCCGATATGTCTCCCGTAAGTGTCCCGTTGACCCGGATGAATTGACTTGCCTCCCGAGAGGGCCAATTCATTTGCACCGGGACAGGTGATTGCGTGACTAAATCCATTAGATCCAGTCATATGCCGAATTACGCATAGCGCGTGATGCTCGTCGCAATCCCGCTACGGGGCGTCCCGCACGGGTAGAAGGCTTCAAAATCAAATTGGATTGAGCCAGTCGCTGCTTGTCATTATTCTCAGCCTTTGCCTTCTCGCGGTCGTAGAGTTGAATCCATAACTGCGCTCTCTCGTCCTCACCGTAATAGAGCATGGCGCGAGACAGAACGGCATATTCGACTAACTTCGGATAACGATTTGTAAGATCATTATTGTCGCCATCGGCAGTAAAAGCAGCTGGGTAATCCCAGGTGTGAATACGGAAGGTATAGGTCGAGGCATCCGGGATCAGACGAACGCGGAATTTATCTCCAGAGCGTGCCCAAACGGAGGGGCTACCCTTGCTCTGCTCGGTGAAATGGATAAACATTGCCCTCTCGGACAACTCCTCCATCTCGTTGAAATCGTCAGCAGTCGTGCGACGAAACCGAATAAATCGGCAATCCTTGAAGGTCGTAGCTGTTGCAGTGAAATCGTATAGATCGGTACTTGCTGTCGTGGAGAGATCGCGAACATTCTCCATGAAAGCCCAGTTATGATCGACGCAGAGATCCTCACGGATCACCTGGTTGATCCACTCGTCTACATCACTGTTTTCGGTTGTCGGTGCGCTTACCCTGTCCAGGCTTCTCAGGATCGCGGCGCGGAGTTCTCCTCGGTTCAACTACGGAATATCCTTCCCGCGCAAAATGTTCACGCGCCTTGCTCACTTTCTTCCCGAACTTCCCCTTCATTTGAGAGGGTTCTTGAATCCAGGCTTACGCAACAAGGGATAGAACGGCGTAGCTGGATCGTTATTGGACATGGGAGAATTGATTGGTTTTTTGATGACCTCATCGGCCACATTCTTCGTGGACCTGCTGACGCTCTCTGAAGTAGAAAGCCCCTTCATGTCCCCAGTATACTGCTTCCCGCGTAGCCCCCCGGCCCGTGCTTTCTTCCTCATGGATTGAAAGTCGGTTCCGGGTTTGGACTTCACGCGGTCAGAGCGACCATTGACACGCATCAGCTGGTAACTTTGTAAACCTTGCCGGTGCCAGAATTGGCCTTGGCAACACCCGTTGAGTCGAAAAGGACCGGAGAAGAATAGCCCGTAACAACAGCGGTGCCAGTACCCGTAGAGGGTGTGACATCATTGCTGACAACAACGGACTCGCCAGGCTCGATATCCTCAGTCAACTCCAGAACATATACCGAACCAGCGACCGTAGCGGTCGGGATGGTCAGCGTACCGAGAGTAACCGCATCAGCACCACCATTATCCAACGTCTTGTAACGCTCGACAGTGACGGTGCTGACACCAACAGTATCATCACCGATAATCACGGCAACGCTAGTCGCAGTGAACCGGCACGAGCCAGTTGTCACAGAGAGAAGCACCCCAGCGGAGGTAAGATCCTGTTCAGTCGGAGTAACGATCTCACGAAGGACGCCACTGCTAGAACTATAACCTTGAGACATAATTCATTCTCCTTTCTTAAGCGCTTTTGATGCCGACAACACGGTTGTCAGGCTCAGTTGTAGCGTTGTAGTCCCAGATCAGCTTGAAGCCGCCAAGGTAGTACCACGCCATTGCCATGTCGCGTCCGAAGTCGCCAGGGATTCCCACGCGCACTTCTTCTGCCGTTGCAACCACTTCCATCACGGCCTCAGAGCCGAAGAAGAATGCGCCACCCTTCTTACCATTGATGGTAGAAAGAATATGGTTGTCCTCAATAACGCGGCAACCGTAAATACGGCCACACTCGCCACTGAACAGCTTCTCAGGATCGCCGTAATACTGGGCTTTCTCCCACTCGCTGTCATCCTTCAAGGCACGGCAGAAATCAACACTGCCAATACACATGAAATTCACGCCATCGTAAGGCGGAACAGGAGCGGAAGCCGCACCGTTGTAGTTGCCCTTCTTCAGGCCGTCGATCACGTTCTTCAGGTCATAGACCTGCACATCGCGTGACGCCGAAGCAGTCGTAGCAAGTCCATCGGTCTGCCAAGCCTCAGTAGGCGAGGCTGTCGTACCAGTCGGCGTATAAGCGACATTGGTCGCATTGAACTCCGAATAGGCACGATAGTCCAAGGATTTCGCCATATGATCGACAAGACGCGACTCAATAGGAGAGCGCACATCGAACTCGGAGAAGCTCTCAAGTTCCTCGGTCCAAGGCACGGCAACGCCAGAAGGTTTGGCAATAGCCTCGCCCTGCACGATGTCGAAACCAGTGCGAGGGATCGGCTGACCCTCCGCGATAACTGCCCCGCTTGTTACATCAGCCGCAACATTCAGGATTTTGTCAAAAAGTAGCTTTTCGCCACTCCTCTTACCGTACTGACTCTCCTTGTCCGTAAACTGGCGATAACGCATCAAGGGCTGCGCGACTGAGCGCAGCTTCTTGCTGAGAGTATCGTTGGAGAAGAGTTTTCCGGCGGCGCTCGTCAGGAAATTTTGTCCCGGCAAAAGCCTTCATCTCTCTCAACCGCCTGCAATGTATGATTTTAGGTCAGGGCGCGACCCGCTATTGAACTGCTACCAGTTCACCGCCATGCGCTTTGCTCGCGCCTTGTTGAGGTCCATCACCGCATCTTCGGTTGCCCGCTGCGGATCAACTTCCCCCTCACTCCCCTCCGGCATCGAAATGCCTGGGAAAGCTCCCGCCGCTGGCGAAGAAATCAAGTTCTTCTCTCGCGACTGTCTTTTTTGATCTTCAATGGCATTCGCCCGCTCCTGTGCCACCAACTGGCGCACCTGATTAGCTGCCGTGTTGGCACGCTCAGACGGGTCGATCCCCGCAGGTTGCGAATGGAACATATGCGTAATCATAGGACCGTAGTTCTGAAGATCGCTATTGTGCTGGTAGAACTCTTGCCAGAACTGTCCTGCCTGCTGCTCGCCCTGCTGCTGGTTTTTGTACTCCGCAATAGCCTGCGAGGATATCTGCGCGGCTTGGTCACGGTTGATCTGACCCATCTCGGCTACAAAACGAGTAGGATTGTTGAAGAGTTCATTTAGAATCTTCTCATCAGCATTTTCCGGGAGTTTCGGTTTCGGGGTCTGTGCCTTGACCTGAGCCTCCTGCCCCTGCTGCATCTGCTGCATGGTGGCCTGCTGCTGGCGACCGATATTATCGAACGCTTGACCAAGCTGCTGGTTCATCTGCTTTTGATAGTCGTCAAACCACGCAGGCGGAGCTTCGGCGGGCGTCTCATCGGGCTTATTTTCTTCAGACATTTTCAATTCTCCTTAAGTGGCCTCTTTGGATATTGATGGATGCAGCTTTCCCATCTCGTTCTACAACGTCGAGAAAGCGCAGAAAATTGCTGGTTTCAGTCATCAGGGCTTGATTGCTCTCAACGTCATCGCGCTTCAGAATGCTCTCAAGTGCCTGGGTATTCAGCGAGTCATATTTTTCGCGGTACTTCGTGCGCCAACCGTCTGGCGTTAGAATCCGCGCCAAGTTGGAAAGGTACTCGTCGCGGCTCTCGCCCTTTTTCGCCTTCGGAATCTTCTTGCCCTTCGGAATGTCCTTTCGGTCGAGGACTCCGATAAGCTGCCCCAAAGCGTCGATTCGGTAGCTTCGCTCTTTAGCCTCAAACGACGAAACCATCTCAATTCCAGCCACCAAGACTTCTTTCCGGTCGGAAAGATAGAAAGATACGGCTTCGGCAAAGGAAACTGGCATCTGATAGGCAGTAGAAACTACTGCATCCTGCTCCTGACGCAGGATTTTGAGCGCAGATTTCAAGTCCACCTCGTGTAGATGACGGAGTAATCAATCATTTCGAGGACCAGTATTAGATACAGTCGTCGCACAATGCAACATAGGCACTACCAAGTAGAGTCGATTTCGCTGCGTTCATTCTCGAAACGTGCGCCCGCTT